GTGGCGGAAGGCTCCGGGGGTGCCAGCGTAAGATCCTGGGCCAACCAAGTTCGCAAAGATCACGGTGCTGATGTAAAGTTTTGGAATCGTCGAGAAGGTGGCGGTGCAGTTGACAGCGTGATTGCTCGAAACAGTCAAGGCGAAACAGTTGGAGTTTACAATCGTAAAACAGGTTATCCCACAGTGTTTGAACCAAAGCAAGGTGTGGCGGAAGAAAAGCAACGCTTAGATGCCAAGTGCTGGGATGGTTATAAAAAGTCGGGTACCAAAATGAAGGGTGACACCCGAGTTAATAACTGTGTCAAAGAAGACTCGCTAGACGAATACGGCGATACAGCGCAAGGTCAAAAGATGTTGACCAAGGTACAGAAACGTGCCGTAGATAGAGTAACAAGTAAAAAAGCAGACACTGATCCGGCATACGCAAAGAAGAATAAAGACACTGCTGATCGTGCTTGGGACAGAATGACAAACGTAGATGAAGAAAAGACTCGCCTCGACCCTAAATGCTGGACAGGTTATAAAAAACAAGGAACTAAAATGAAGGGTGGCGTTAGAGTCAACAACTGTGTCAAAGAATCAGTGTTAGACGAAAAATCAGTTAGCAAAGCACAATTCCGTACAATGGCTGCGGTGGCACACAATCCAGAGTTCGCTAAAAAGGTTGGTATAAGTCCAGCAGTGGGTAAAGAATTCCACAGTGCAGACAAAAATACCGACTACAAAAAATTACCAAAGAAGGTTGACGAAGTTCTTGATCCAACTACAATGAGTGCCAACGTATTACGTTATCTTGGTCGTAAGTTTGCCACGGCGTTCCCATGGATAGCAACAGGTGCTGTGGGCGCAGGACTCGCATATAGTGGATTATTAGCACCAATCATGGCATCTGCAGGTGGTGCGGCCGCAACAATAACATCATTGGGTGCAGAAACTGCACTGGCCGCTGGCGTAGCTGGTACGTATGCCGCACCTAGTGTAATACAAGTTATCAAAGACTTGTTTGCCGCAGATGAAAACAGTATACAAGCAGGCATTAAACGTTGGGTAGAAAAACATGTAGGTGATGAAAGTGACATACAAGAGTTCTTAAATCTTCATGCTCAGAGTGCATACTTAAAACAGCCCGTGTTCCGTTGGAGAGCAGAAGAGTGGAAAACTAAGATGAGTCCCAAGGAAGCAGAAGCCTATTTGGAGAAACATAATAAGAATTGGTTGGACACAGAGAAACAAAAGGTCATTGATGTTGAAAAGGCAAAAGCTGAAAAAGAAAAAGAAGAAGCTAAACCTGGTTTTAAGCCTCCCGTGAAGCCTGCAACTGAAAGTTTAGATGTAGATCAAAAGAGAGTAGGTCAAGTTGCCGGCGAAGAAAAAGCCAAGAAGATAGGTCAAGTATTGGCTAAGCCAGTAAAACAACATCCATACAAAGGTCGTTTAGTCGGCGAAGCCGGAGAGTTCAACGGTGAATACGATGACGAAGCAGGTATGGCTAAGAGTAATTTACTTACTACAGCAAGAGCCGTTGCCGGCTTATTAAAAACAATTCAGGACAATGATAATCTACCAGAGTGGGGACAGGAAAAAATAGCCAAGGCAGAAATGATGCTGGTTAGTATCTGGGATTACTTGCAAAGTCAAAAGGAACAGGGCATTGATCCCAAAGTAGAAGGTGTCACAGAAGCAGAAATAGACTTTGGTCCAGACTGGGACGAGATAGTTAAACGTGTAGGTCAACGTGCCAAACAAGGTCCACTAAAAACTGTCTGGGATGAGAAGAAACGTGTATACAAAAATGTACCCATAAATGACCCAGACCAGCCGGCAAAAGAAGTAGACGAAGCAAGTTTATCTACTATGCGTGATTACTTTGCCGGCAATGACGATGCTAAAGATCCTACTAAATTGTCGCAGATGCGCGATTTCTTTAACAAACATAAAGATACTGGCAGTAAAATTCAGAAAAAGGAATTTAACAGCATGGCGTCTTATCAAGCATGGTTAAAGCAAAACGGCCTAAGAGACCTAACAAAATAATAACAATAAATACAGTATCAACGAAAGTTATAGTAAATGAAATACATAGAAGTCAAGGAAGCATTGATCAGTGAAGTAAACATGAGCCCTAGCAGTCTCAGAACGCTGGCCGCCGATATTGACGCTCGTGCTGGCATGGAATTCGAAATGTATGTTCCCGGTGCTAGACAGGAAGACGATGACAGTTATTCAGAGCCAGACATGGACAGTGATGAAAGCATTAACAGTATTCAAGATGCTTTTCATTTTTACTATGATGGTGATCACAACAGCCGCAGAGACGCACAAGAATTAGTTGATACAATGCGTAATGACTATATAGAGTGGTTAGGTGGACAACTTGAAAGTCGCTGGGATTCTGACATGACTGAAGTCGTTTATAGATGGATTCGTGAAAATGCCGATGAAGATGACATAGCAGAAATACTTGGCAAAGAGTTCAACGAAGAAAATGAAATCTCAAAACAAGATTATATAGATGCTGCTGACAAAGTAGTAGAAGATCAAATTGATCCATGGTACGACGATGCTTACCAAGATTTCTCCGATGACTTTTATAATGACACCGATTTAGAAAGCGAATGGTTGGACGAGCAAGGTATCAGTACAATGTGGGACGTACAAGATAACTACAGTATTAATTGGCCACATTATTATAGCGCCGGCAGTGGTGGAGAAGTCAGTGTAGAAGATGCCGCTGACAGTTTTAGTCGTGCTATTGGTCGAAGAGTAGAAGCCAGTGGAAGTTATCACAGCGGTAGCGTAGCTAGACCCAGCGCCAAAGATTTACATTATGTTGTAGAACCTGATGGTAGTTTAGATGAACCCGACGATGACGGAGATGGCGGCTTGGAATTCGTCAGCCCTGCGCTGCCTATAACAGAATTACTAGATGACTTGAAAAAAGTAAAAGCCTGGGCAGATAAAACTGGTTGTTATACCAATGACAGTACGGGCTTGCATATTAACGTCAGTGTTCCGGGCTGGCAGGGTGATTTATCCAAATTGGACTATGTTAAACTTGCCGTATTGCTCGGCGACGAATATGTATTAAAAGAGTTTGGCCGTACTGGAAATACCTATGCTAGAAGTGCATTGAAGATTGTCAAAGATCATATTGCACAACAACCCGATGATGCAGAAAAACTGTTAAATCAAATGAAGGACCATTTGAATACTAGTGCAGCCAAGATAATTCACAATGGTAGCACTACAAAGTATACTAGTATCAATACAAAAAATGGCTACATTGAGTTCCGCAGTCCTGGCGGCGATTGGTTAAACGAAAACTTTGACAAAATTGAAACCACATTATTACGTTTTGTAGTTGCCATGGATGCAGCCGCCGATGAAACAAAATACAAACAAGAATATGCTAAGAAACTTTATAAGTTATTAAATCCCAAAGAAGGTAAGAGTACACTGACATATTTTGCACAGTACGCCGCCGGAGAGTTACCCAAGCAGGCATTAAAGAGTTTTATTCGTCAAGCACAATTGGAACGCAAAGTAAACAAGGAAGATCCTACTGCTGGTAAAAAATACTGGTGGAGAGTCAGTCGTCCTGGCTACGGCGCCAGTGTAGAAGTAGTGGCCACCAGCCGAGAAGAAGCTATTGAAAAAGGCAAAGTGGAATATCCGGACTGGTCCAGAGCCAACGACATGGAAGCTAAGCCTGTGCGTCCTTTTGAAACTTATCGCTACGAGATTTATAACAAGCAAACAGGCAATGCATTAGAAGCCGCACCTGCTAAAATTGACAATGACGATGATGCCGCTATATTCTTAGATGACTATATTCAAATGGGACCCCATAGACTAAACAGTCAGGAAGCTAGGAATACATTTGGTATTAGAAGATTGGGCAGCAAATCTAATACAACATCAGACAGTGGTTTTAGAAATCAATTAAGTCAAACTGACATAGAAAATAGACTGGGCTGGGGCGGGCAAGCCGCAGATGCTAACTACGAAATAGTAGATCGCAGTAATAATCGAAGTGTATTCAAATTTATTGCTAACACCGATTCAGAAGCGCAGAGAAAATATACACAAGTTCTTGATGTGTTTGGATTCCCCCATGACACAGAAAATTATGGTTATAGGTCACTTAACCAATCTACAGGACCAACCTCTAGATATGAAATCTATCGTATCAGTGATGGCCGCACTGTAGAGCACAATGGACAACCATTATACGTAAATGCTCGAAATCCCGATGATGCCGAAGAACGAGCAAGACAAGTCATTGCGGCCGCTAATCTAGGTGCTCCTCAATTATTTGATGTTCGTAGTGTATTACAAGCACCTGCACAGACTTCGGTTCAAGGTAGCACACAAGACTTACAGCAACAACGAGCACAAGGTGGCTTTACTGGTTCATGGCAAGTAGTTGATAACAACGGTCGCGAGCTTTATAGATTCAGCGGTGTAGGTAACAGCCAATCAGATGCTAACAGAGTTGCACAACAGTGGGTCGATACTCAACGAAGACAAGGGCGAAATATCGATGCCAGAGAACTAGATGTTCTGCCAATAATGGGTTAAAATATGAGATTACTAGAATTATTAAATGAAGAAGATAGGCACCATGGCGGACAAAAAAACTATGGTACATCGAAAGCACTATCCGGCGAAGTATCTGCGGCTATCCCTAATGCTAGAGTCATAGACCAACTGAGAAATACAGACGTTTATATGCAATATAGATACAGCGTTGCATTAGCCGCGGCCGCCGCAAATCAAAGCATGGAAGATTTTGAACAAGAAAGTGCATGGAGTGAAAACGTTGGTCTAGTTGGCTATACGGACGCAGATGTGAATACCATTGAACGTGCAGATAAACTAATGGGTGTAACAGGTAAAAACATCAGTGACAGTGGTAGTTATGAACGCAGTGACGTCAATACCAGAAGTGCTATCAGCGGACAGGAAAATGCATGAGAGTCAGCGATTTTCATGAAGAAGATGACGATCTAAAAGAAGGCTACGGTAAGTATTACTGTAGCACAGACAAGCGTTGGAAAGAACGCAAAGGTCCCAAGCAGACTAGAAAAACAGAAAGTAAGTTTACAGATCTGGAACTAGCAGTCATGGAAGGTGGACACAGTTTAGATCAGCCTGTTATCAATAGTGCACTTAGACAAGTTGTAGAAAATTTTGCAGATGGCAAGATAAAAGGTAAAAGTAGACCAGGTAGAGTAAAACGTTCAGGTGCGAGCTGTAGTGGTAGTGTCACAGATCTTAGATCAAAAGCTAAAAACGCCAGTGGCGAACGTGCTAAAATGTATCACTGGTGCGCTAATATGAAAAGTGGCCGTGCCAAAAATGAATCAGAAATACTGGAAGAACTAGAAGAAGCTTGGAAAGTCTGGACGGATCAGCTATGAAGATCAAAGACATCACAGAAGCTCCTGCGGGGTTTACCTATAAAGGCTATCGCTGTACCAAAGACTGTAGTGGGCACATTGCCGGTTATCGCTGGGCCAGTGAAAAAGACATAGACGACGAATATGATTGCCCTGGTGCTAGTACACATCCCAGCTTTTGGGAAGGTTGTAAAAGTAAGACTGAAGGTAAATAACTTATTATGCGAATTTTAGAACTTATACCACTTAACGAAGCCAGTGTGTTTGATAAACCTGTTGGTTATACACTATTGATCAGTGACGGGGCTCCTGGGCAAAAGTTAAAGACTGTGGCCGCAGAAGTTGATATTGACCTCAGCGGAGAAATCAAAGTAGCCGCAGGCAAAAATAAAATTGAAGGTAGAACTCTTACTGTTGGTAAGGGCACAGACATTATCAATATGATTGACAGTAAGGGTAATATGTTTACTCTTGTCGGCACAAAAGGTGCTATTGAGAAAAGTTTTGTAAATCCCACAGCAAATAGAGGCGAGATCGCAGAAGGCATTTTAGGCGCCGCAATGTTTGCTAAATTTACTGCTAGAGAAACTGGTACTGGTATTGGTTCTGTAAATACACAGGATGTTTGGAATGTTATCTACAATCTTAAACAATCAAATACAGATGAATATAGTATAGATGTCAAAGACTCGGGCAGCAAAATTGCAGACCATATAACATTCGTTTTGAGACTGAAATCTGCACCCTATGCTGCATTAACAGACCCTAAACAACACCCAGACTTTCAAGAATTAGTTGACAGTGCAACTTCTTATATTAACAGCAGTCACGCTACTCGTTATAGTAGATATTTCTATACAAATGGCAAAGCTGATACTATACGAGTTATAAGCGATGGTGTCAGTGGAGAAACAGAACGTAAAACAGATATTGAATTAGAGATACTAGATCATAAGACCAAACAGATGAAACGTGGTAAGCTGTCTATCAGTCTTAAAGTAGGCCCAGTGAAGCAATTCGGACAAGTTGGTGGAATTGAATTTGCCAGTATGAAGAAATTATGGGGTATGTTCGGTATCAATATAGATGCTCTAGAACCACATTATAATGAAATGTATGCAGAAAATCCCACAGGAGCACTGGGTGCAATGTATGCAAAAATTGCAGATTATATTGCGGCTCAGGTCGACGGTGATGATGATGCCAAAGAATATGATTTAATTAAAAATGTTGCAGACGCTATAACATATTTTGCAACACTAAATGATCCCGGTGTAAGTATCGTTCAGCTAGGTACCAAAGGCAAGTATAAAATACTGCGATTTAATGCACTGGAGAGTAAATTAAGAGGGATTGATTTAACTTCTGCATATGTTGGAACTAAAACTATGCCTGAGCTTCAAATCAAGGATGCCAACAGCGGTAAAGTATTAATAACAGTCAGAGCTAAAAATGAATTTAAAGAAGATGGATCTAGTTATATAAGAAACATCATTGAAAAAGGTCCGCTACTAGATGAAGTAGCCGCCAGTTCCAAATAATTAAATCGAATAAATTCGCATAAATATAACTATGAAAATTAAAGAACTTATCAGCGAAGACGGCAGTGTGGGTGGCATAAGCAGTGGCAGTTTTGCTACTGCTCCTGCAGGCAGTATATTTGCAGTACCTATGAAACGCAATATGGCGATGACTCGTAAGCGAGCAAAAAAAGAATCAGAAGAACTTAAAGCCAAAAAGGATAAGTTGAATGTATTAGAGCACGGATCTAATAAAGAATAAACAAAGGCAAAGAACATGAAATTATTTGAACTTTTTGAAAGTCCTATTTTAGGCGGTGCAAACAACCTAAAGAATATTGCGCAGGCGGCGACATCTGGCAGTGATGCTGAAATAATGCTGGGCAATGAACCTATTACTCTGGAACACCCTGAAGCAAGATTTATCTATGGTCTTTATAAACGTGCTCTTGCCAATGGACAACAAGAACAATTCCTACATGCACTGGCAGATCCTGTTGGATTCCATAAATTAATGCAGCCTATGGCTAATATGTTAGCCAGAGATCGCGGTCCTGAAATGGCACAAGCTGCCGCACAACGTATAGGACAGCCTGGCATGGGCGAAAGTGCCGGCATGCACATGATGGAAAATACAGAAACGCTACAGCACATTGTCAATCGTTTCAAGCACGAAGTTAAGAATTTTGTAAACGGGCATGATTTAGACACTGATTTATATCATGCTTTATACGACTATTACAGTGATCACGGTGAAATGCCCTATGGTGTGGCCAAAGGCCGTGATAGTGATCCTTTTGACTGGGTCCAGTCAAAATTTGAACAGGACGCACAGGACTACATGGGCGGACAGAGAATTCACCAGGAAGGTGTTTTTGAAGGAAGAAATCCCTGGTTAGACTTGTCCTATAAAAAAGATGCACCAAAAGCCGGTGACAAGAAAAGAACAAGTAAGGGCGAAGTAGAATATACAAAAACCGGACAAGTACACAGAAGCACCAAACGTTATGGCGGCGATGACCCAGAGAATGTCAAAGATGATGATAACTCAGGTGACGGTGAAGATGCACCGAAACGCGGTCGCGGCCGTCCTCGCACTCGTCCTGTACCAGATGCTAACGCTCCTAAGAAAAGTCGTGGTCGTCCTCGTAAAAACCCGTTACCAGATCCAAATGCACCTAAACGTGGTCGTGGACGTCCTAAGAAAGTTCGTGAGTGGATTGAGACATTACGTTTTGTGGCAGAGAGCCGTAAATAAAAAGTACAGAGCAATGTAAAGTATTAAACATCAATCTATGTCAGAAATAAATATTATAACAGAGGAAATCAACATGGATGAATTAGTACAAGCCCTTAAACGTGTCTTAGCAAATGAATATGCATTCAGCTTAAAGGCACAAAACTTTCATTGGAACGTAGAGGGTCCAGACTTCCCACAATATCATAGTTTTTTCGGCAGTGTGTATGAAGAAGTCTATGGTAGTATAGACATTATAGCAGAGCGTGTACGCACACTGGGTGCATATGCGCCAGGCAGTTTTACTAGATTCAGTCAATTAACGGACCTGGAAGATCAGATAGAAATGCCCACAGCACGTTCCATGATGGAAAAATTATTGGCGGACAACGCAGTAGTTCTAACCAGCATAGTTGAATGCTATAGACTGGCAGAAGCGGCGGGGAATTATGCACTGTCTAATTTAATGGCAGAACGTCAAGATGCACATGCCAAGCATGCTTGGATGCTGACATCTATACTCAAACAACGCGGTTAATGACTTCAAAACAAATAATAAAAGAGTTAGTTAAAACGACGCTCAACAAAAATCAAACTAAGGCACTGGAAGAATTTATTGATAACTTAGGAGTAGATGTATTTAAAAATAGTACACTGCTCAAAGTTATTAATAAAAATGAACTGTCTTCCGTGCCCACTGAATTGGCTAAATGGGTTGTGGCATCTGGACGTAGATCAGATGAAATGGCTAAGCAACGCCAAAAAGAAATCGAACTATTCACTCAAAAACCTTGACTTATTGGTACTGTTAGTCTATAATAGTCTAACTTAACTAAGGAGTTACTATGGACCCGCGTATGTTCAGTGGCGATGAAAAAGCCAAAATTAAAAAACTGTTTGCCGAAGGCATTCAAGTAATGAGTGAAGTCAATGCACTCAATGAAGGTTTGAATGATACTATTAAAAGTATTGCCGAAGAAATCGATATCAAACCCAGTGTACTTAAAAAAGCTATGAAGATTGCATTTAAAAATGAATTTGCCAAAGAGCAAGAAGCGTTCACAGAAGTAGAAGAAGTACTTGAAGTAGCAGGTCATCGTTGATTAAATTCCTAAAAGAACAAACTTGGCAATTCTGGTTTGAGTGGCTATGCACAGTCGTACTGATTGTTGGTGTAGCCCTTACCAGTTATAATGTTTATCCTTTGAACATTTGGCTGAGTTTCTTAGGAAATCTAGGTTGGATGATACTTGGTTATATATGGCGCAAGTGGAGTTTGTTCGTTGTGGAACTTATCATCACAATAATCTATATTGCAGGAATATATAATATACTATGAGTTATGTTGACGCAGTTTACGTAAAAGAAAAAGATCTTATCAATGTTGTAGAGCGAGTAGATGGTGTTAGGAAATTTAAAACTTTTCCGGCACATTATATTTTTTACTATCAAGATAACAAGGGCCAATATAAATCTATTGGCGGCGAGCGACTGAGCAAAGTTGCGGTTGCAACTAACAAAGCATTTGATAAAGAAAAACGAGTATATGGACACAAACGTCTATATGAAAGTGACCTTAAGCCGCTGAATCGTTGTCTGGAAACAAACTATCTAAATGCAGATGCACCCAGCTTAAACAAAGCATTTTTCGACATTGAAGTAGCGTTTGACGCTAAGAAGGGCTTTGCTGATCCCAGCGATCCTTTTAATCCTATCACTGCTATTTCTACACACTGTGGCTGGTTAGATAAACTGATCACGTTAGTTATTAAGCCAGAAAAAATGTCCAGAGAGCAGGCCGTGGATATTGCCGGACGTTTTGAAAACACTATACTTTGCGACAGCGAAGAAGAAATGCTGGACATGTTTCTCACTATCATTGATGATGCTGACATTATCAGTGGTTGGAACAGCGAAGGCTATGACGTACCTTATACTGTTAATCGTATAGCAAGGCTAATGGGTGCGGATCACTGCCGCAGATTTTGTTTGTGGAATGCCAAGCCTGTTCGTAGAGAGTTTGAAAAATATGGCAAACTCAGTGAAACATATGACTTTATTGGACGTGTTCACTTAGACTATCTTGACTTATATCGTAAGTATACCTATCACGAACTTCATACATATCGCTTGGATTATGTAGGCGAGATTGAACTAGGTGAAAACAAAGTTCACTATGAAGGCACACTGGATCAACTGTATAACAATGACTTTGAAAAGTTCATTGCTTATAACAGACAAGACACTATGTTGCTGTATAAGATGGATGCCAAACTTCAATACATCGACCTAGTCAACGTACTGGCTCATGCCAACACAGTTACATTACGTACAACAATGGGCGCAGTAGCTATGACTGATCAGGCTATTGTAAACGAGGCACATGCTCGTGGACTTATAGTTCCTGATAAAAAACGTGGTGCCGACAGTGAAACACAGGCCGCAGGTGCGTATGTTGCTTATCCAAAGAAGGGCATGCACGACTGGATTGGTAGCATGGACTTGAATAGTCTGTATCCCAGTCTATTACGTGCACTGAACATGAGTACAGAATCCATTATCGGACAAGTTCGACATGTGCAGACTAAACAGGAACTAACCGCTTGGTTAGTGGCTGGTAATGGTTTCGCTGATTTCTGGGATGGCAAATTTGCTGTCTATGAATACGAAGCTATTATGCGCAAGGATCGTGGCTATGATGTTATCATAGACTGGGAAGATGGACGCAGCCAAGAAATGTCTGCGGCAGAAGCATACAATCTAATATTTCTAAGCGGCAATCCCTGGATTATCAGTGCCAACGGTACAGTGTTTAGTTATGAACAACAAGGTATTATTCCTGGATTACTGACTCGTTGGTATGCTGAACGTAAAGAGTTACAGGCCAAAGCCAAAGAAGCATATGGCACTGATATGTTTGAGTATTGGGACAAGCGACAGTTGGTTAAAAAAATTAATTTGAATAGTTTATATGGCGCTTTGCTTAATGCTGGTAGTAGATTCTTTGATCAACGCTTGGGTCAGAGTACAACACTGACAGGGCGATGTGTGGCAAAACACATGGCCAGTCAAGTGAATACATTGTTTACCGGAGATTACAATCACTTAGGCGAAAGTATTATCTATGGTGACACTGACAGTTGTTATTTCAGTGCGTACCCTGTGTTTAAGAAGCAGGTCGAAAGCGGAGAGTTTGAGTGGAACAGAGACAAAGTCATTGCATTATATGATGCAGTGGCAGAACAGGTAAACGACAGTTTTCCACTCTTTATGAATCAAGCGTTTAATGCTCCTGCGAATCTAGGTGATATCATCAAAGCTGGGCGAGAAGTTGTTGCTAGTAAAGGCTTGTTCATTACTAAAAAGCGTTATGCTGTTCTTATCTATGATAAAGAAGGCAAACGCAAAGACAAAGATGGTGAACCTGGTGAAGTAAAAGCCATGGGTCTTGACCTTAAGCGAGCAGATACCCCAGAGTACATGCAACGTTTCCTGGAAAAGATCTTATTGCAGGTACTACAGGGTGAAGGTGTTAATGAAGTAAACCAGTCTATCAATGAATTTAGAACTAAGTTCAAAGAACGACCTGGCTATGAAAAGGGCACACCCAAGCGAGTTAACAACTTAACCAAGCACACAGAAGTCTTTGAAAAGACTGGTAAGTGCGGAGTTGGTCATGCTATGGCTGCTATCAATTGGAATAGGTTCAAGAAAGCCTATGGTGATTTTCGCAGTATGGATATTGTAGACGGTATGAAAGTCATTGTCTGCAAGCTGAAACCAAACCCAATGGGTATAACCAGTATTGCATATCCCATTGATGAAATGAGACTACCAGAATGGTTTACTAAAGAAATGCCATTTGATGATGCTGCCATGGAATCGACTATTATCGATAACAAGGTAGATAACTTAATCGGTGTTCTTGACTGGGATATTAGAGCCAGCGAACAGAAAAATACCTTTGAAAGTTTGTTTGGCTAAACTAAATACCTTACACAAAAAATGTCCGGTTAATGTTTTGGTAACATTGACTACGCAGACACTAGACAATCCTGTCTAAATATACTATAATCTCTTAAAGGGGAATTAACTTGAAAGACGCAATTTTTGATATCGTGCGACATACAGCCAGCCTTGGCTTCTTTGAACTAGCAAAACTCACAGGTGATGCAAGTGCCACAGAAGTTTGGACCTGTGATGATAAACGCAATGTAGTTTTGGAAGCAAAACTAAAAACACCATTACCTGAATTAGAAGGTGAACTAGGATTAGGCAATCTTGGTTTCTTAAATGGTATCGTAGGACTCTATAACAAAGAGGGTTCCGACGTAGAAGTATCCACTGTGGAAAAGAATGGTGAAACCATTCCGGACTACTTAGTGTTCAAGGACACAGACGGTAATAATGATCGTTATCGTTTAATGAGCAAAGAAATCATTGACACACAGTTGACTACTAGCCGCTTTAAAGGCAGTAAGTGGGAGATTGAATTTGAGCCAAAGAAAAGTAAAGTCAGTGAGATGAGCCAAAAAGCTGGTATCTATGCCAGTATTGAACCAACCTTTACTGTTAAAACTGAAAACGGAAACTTAGTTTTTGTATTTGGTAGCGATGTAGGTGGTAGTCACTTTGGTAAGATGACATTTGCAGAAGGTGTCACAGGAACTATGAAAGAAGGCTATGCTTGGCCTATTGACAAGTTTTTGAGTATTCTCAAATTGGGTATGAGTGGTGACTGTACCGTACACTTTAGTCAAGTAGCTTGTATGATTACTATTGACAGTGGTATAGGTGTCTATAATTATATCCTTCCCGGACATACGAGGTAAACATGGCCACTAAAAAACTTATGCCAGTAAAAAACAAAGAAGACAGTGTTGAAGCAGATGCTGTGCCTGCTGGTGCTGTAAATCTAGAAACAGATAACTTGATCAAGTTAAACGAAAAGATCAACATTCTCAATCAATACATGCATCAAGTTGATTGGAAACTATGGATGATCATGAACATGGTTCGTTTAATTGGTGAAGAAAACGGTTATAGTTTCAAAGAAATAGATAACTCAATGTCTAATTCCACCGAGGAATAATATGACCACTGAAGATCAAATTAATATGATGCTAATTGAACTAAAAAAAATCAACTCATATTTAGAAAAAATAGATTGGAAGTTATGGAATCTGCATGAAAAATATGCAGATCCAACTAGAAAAGCCGAAGACTATACGCTACCTGCTTTTACACCCGCAGTTGCACAGTCAGTGGTCAAAGCTCAATTAACCAAAGAAACGGTGCAACAGAACACAGAAAGCGTCAAAAAGACAAGTATGTCATTTGACATGGAAACTGTTGCAGAAGTAGAACCAGCTATCCCAGCGATTCCAAAATATCCAAGTATAGAGGATTTATAATGAGTAATAAAATGATCTGGGTTACGTTCCGCAAAGAAGGCATACACAAATATCCTGCGGCATTAACCGATCCGAACCTGGCAACCGGCGACGAATACGACGTCTCTTTTTTAGGGTATCCTCATCGTCATATTTTTCATTTTAAGGTTAGTATTAGTGTAACCCACAATGATCGTGACATTGAGTTTATTCAATTCAAGCGTTGGCTCGAAGGACTGTACAATGGCACCGAGGCTGTGCTACAATTAGATTTCAAGAGCTGTGAAATGATTGCAGAAGATCTGTATGAAAAAATTAATGCCCGCTATCCTGGCAGGGCAGTTACCTTAGAAGTTAGTGAGGATGGTGAAAATGGATGCTACATACAATTCGAATAATCGACCACGTACTAGGAATAACAATTCCTATCATAACGTGAGTCGTGCGTTGATTAACATCAACGATGTCAAATACGATCTGCTGAAAATTGCAGAAATGTATGATGGACTTTTACAAGACGGGCTAGGACACCTAGCCGCAGATATGTTTAGTGCATATCTCAATGATCTGAAAAAAGATAATTGGATACATGGATTTGAGATCACAGAAATGGTGCTAAAGGAATTTAGTTTTACCTATGATGTAAATGTACAAATCACAGGTGATCGCACACCTAAGAAATTAAAGATTCACGTGGGTCTTTACAATAGCCGTTGGCCTGAAGCGGCTGCACGTTGCAACTACAACAAAGAAACTGGATACCATGCTATCTAAAAAGACAAGAGTCGACTTATGGGAAAGGAACAAAGATTATGCTGTGTTTCTTCCCAGTATCAGCAGTTTTTATAATGCCTATGTAAGCAAACAACATCACGGAGAATATGTAAGTAAAGATCGTATTCCCGCTGAGTTTGAGAACGGTATTGAGGGTATGAACTTCCTTAACAAGGAGCAGGCATATTATTACTATCCCTGGGCATTGTATTCTGCAGGTCATGCACAACTTGATGTGGATAAGAGCCGAACAGAAGAAAGCATGATTCATCGTAGAAATCGTAAAGATACCATGATTCTAGGTGACTCGGGCGGATTCCAAATTGGTAATGGACAGATTAAGTTTGACTGGGAACATTTTTATGAACAGCGAGGAGACACTGGTTACAAAGGTAACGCCGATAAGGTTCGTGACAGTATCTTAAACTGGCTGGAAGAAACTGCTGATTATTCGATGATCTTGGATATTCCAACTCGTGCCACTGAAGGTAAGTTCAGAGAAATGACTGGAATGAAAAGTTTCGGTGATGCACTCAATGCAACAATGTTCAACAATGATTACTTTGTTAAAAATCGCAAAGGTAAGACCAAGTTCTTGAACGTGTTACAAGGACAGAATGGTGCAGATGCAGATATCTGGTATGACAAAGTCAAGCACTATGATTTTGAAGGCTGGGCTATGGGTGGTCTGAACATGCGCGATGCAAATCTAGCACTGCGAAGATTGATTATAATGCGTGATGAGAAATTACTAGAGCCAGGACGTGATCTTATTCACTACTTGGGTACAAGTAAACTGGAATGGGCAGTACTGGCAACTGCCATGCAACGCAATCTACGTAAACATGTCAACCCTAACATCACACTGACCTATGACTGTGCTAGTCCGTTCATTGCAACTGCCAAAGGTCAGGTATATACGCAACACGTACATCGTAATAACCGTTTTAGTTATATCATGGATAAAGCGCTGGACGACAAGAGATTGGCAGGAAGTAAAACTCCCTGGCCCTGGAACAGTCCAGTAGGTGAGCGTATGACTATGGGCGATGTATGTTACTACGCACCTGGCATGCTTAATAAGATCGGTAAAGAAGGTAAAACTAGCTGGGATAGCTTTAGTTACTTCTTACAAATGGGTCATAATGTTTATCAACACTTGGATTCTGTTCAACGTGCTAATATGCTTACCGATGCGGCCTGCGAAATGTATAAGCCCGATCCAGGTACCTGGACGAAGAGCAAAGGCGGAGAGTTTAGCCACTGGGTTCCAAAGAATTTAGTTTATATGACTGAATTAGTTAATAGAGTATTTGAATCAGAGACGCCTATGACTGAACTGGCTCGTGCAGAAAACTTAATTGCAGAGTTTAACAGCAAAAAGACTATTAAGAGTAGTGCTGATGCATTTAACAATTTGTTTGAAGCAGATTTAGGCAGCGACAATGATGCGGCACAGATTGATGACTGGTCTGAAGAAGACGTCGACGTATTGTTAAGGGAAATAGCTTGAAGTCACTGATAATTGGATTAGGTTTTGGACAGGCTGTATACAAACCTGTGCTAACTGAACTTGGTTATGAAGTTGTCACTGTGGACATGGACCCATCTAAAGGTGCTGATTTTTCAAACATCGATGATGCTGTTCGTGTTCATGGTAATTTTGATACTGTAAATATTTGTACACCAAACTTTACACATATTAAATTGGCACGGAAAGTAGCCGCACTTAGCAAAGTAGTTTTTGTAGAAAAGCCCGGTGTGGCCAACAGTGAAGCATGGCGCCAACTATGCATTGATTATCCGCAGACTCGTTTTATGATGGTTAAAAATAATCAATATAGAGACACTATTGATCAATTTAAAACATTGGCGGACCAAAGCCAAACTGTTAGACTTGTTTGGAATAATAAAAATCGTATTCCAAATCCAGGTAGCTGGTTCACTACTAAAGAATTAGCCTTTGGTGGTGTCAGTCGTGATCTTATGCCACATATGTTAAGTTATTATGTGGCGTTGACTGATTACACAAAAGGTAATAAGCTATATGCTACAGCAGTGCAACGTCACTCACTGGACTCAGTCAACGACACAGACTATGGTATTGTTAACAAAGACGGTATCTATGATGTCGACGATTTTTGTGAATTTGAATTTAAGAATGGCAATACTACGTGGGTATTAACCGCCAATTGGAAAGACGATAAGGCCGATGACGTCTATATCAGTTTTGACATGAAGAACAGTGCCGCTAAATTTGTTCTAGGATTATGTCCAGAAGATGCATACAAGACTATGATAGAAACGGCAATTAACAACCTAAATAACAATGACTTTTGGGCTGATCAACTTGCTCAGGACGTTTGGATTCACAGGCAAATAGAAAAATTATGACAAGAGTATTAGCAACAACTGGTAACGGCGGCTTCTTTGAAACTAACATAGAAATATCTGACTGTGGCGTGGATGACATTCAAGTTAATGCCGTAATGACCGGAGTTTGCCGCAGTGACATTGATATGATGGAAGGAAACTTTGGTCCACTGCCACTGCATATGCAAGGACATGAAGGACTTGGCCAAGTAATCAAAGTGGGTAAAAATGTACGAGACGTCAAACTAGGCGACTATGTTGCAACTAGAGGCGAGCCCGCCTATGCAGACCTATATAATGTTCGCAGTAAAGAGTATGTTAAAGTGCCAGCGCCAATGCCAAAGTATATTTTAGAACCAGTAGCCTGTGGCATTAATGTGGTTTACCAGCCACTGCGAGAAATTGCGGAAAGAGCAGGTCCCGGAAAACGATTACTGATATTAGGCAGTGGTTTTTTAGCCTGGGTTGCTTACAATACTATACTACTCAATCATTTAGATTTTGAGATCACAGTAGTAGGTAAATCAAATAAAGACATCTGGCAGAATAAATTAAGTGATGATTATTCTGGTACATACGATGTAGTCATCGATCTAAGTAGTAATACATATGTTTTTGACTGCCCAATCGTAAACAACGAAGCATTAGTAATATTTGGATCACAAAAGCAAGTATCAACTGATTTTGGTACACTGCTTTGGAAAGCCTGTACAATGATATTCCCCAGTCCAAGAACAGATAGGTTTCATCAATGCATGAAAGATGCCGCGATGTGGATTGAAAACGGTGACATCAATGTTGACAGTTTCTGGTCAAAAGAGTATAATAGAGAAACAGAATGGCAACAAGCCTTTGCTGACGGAATGAACAGACCTGCTGGTTATAGCAGGGGTTATATAAAGTGGTAATAAATGGCAAATATATTTTTAGTAGATTTAGAATCAGTTGAAACACGATACACTGGACAGTGGAAAAGCCACGTACCCGAATTACTTAGAAAGGCAGGACACGATGTTCAAATCATATCTGGACGCCAAGATATACCTAGCGCAACAACTCCAGGTGCATTTCTTAACTTTGGCGGAACAAACATCTACAAAGCAAATCAAGTTGAAGCTATGGGCGAGTTATTTTGTAACGGAAACGTTCAGCCCGGCGATCATTTTATCTTTACTGATGCTTGGCACCCTGGTATCATAAACTTAAAGTACATGAGCGAGTTACTGGGCATTCCTGTGACCACGCATGGCTTGTGGCATGCCGGTAGCTATGATCCGCAGGACTTCTTAGGTCGCCTAGTTGGCGATAAGCCATGGGTACGTCATGCTGAAAAAAGTTTCTTCCACGCATTTGATCACAATTACTTTGCCACAGATTTTCACATAAACATGTTCTCAAACAATCTGTTCCATGACGAGAATGTTGAGCTAGATGACGACAAAGTTATACGCACGGGCTGGCCCATGGAATATATGGCGGATACCTTGAAGCCGTTTAAAAATCTAAATAAAAGAGATTTAATCCTGTTCCCGCATCGTATTGCTCCTGAAAAACAAGTTGAAATCTTTCGTGATCTAAAAACTCATTTACCTCAATACGAATTTGTAGTATGTCAAGATGAACAGCTTACTAAGAAACAGTACCATACTCTACTGGGTCAGGCTAAAATGGTTTTCAGCTGTAGCTTGCAAGAAACACTGGGTATAGGTTGTTATGAAGGCGCATTGGTAGATGCTATACCCATGGTACCGAATAGACTAAGCTACAGTGAAATGTATTTTGACATTTTCAAATATGAAAGCAAATGGACAGAGTCTTGGGACTCTTATAATGTTTATCGTCCAGACTTATGTCGCGCCATTATAACGCACATGGATTATTATTCTACTCGTTTGCGACAACTTAAAGACCAAGCCACCAACCTTACTGTGAATTTTTTCAGTGCCGGTGACTTGTTAAATAACATATAATGTTTATTGTATATTTCTTTGTCTGGACTTTTGTACTATATTGGGTACATCGCATCGCACATAATATGCCCTACGTCAGAGAATGGCACTGGGATCATCATGTGTTTATAGTTAAACATGGAAATTCTGGCTGGCGCTGGAATAATCTATTTTTATTCAACGATACTTGGACCAGTACACTAGACTTATATGTTACCGAAGTAATCCCTACTCTAATCTTTAGTTGGATAACAGGGCAATGGTGGATCAGTGTGTTATATTATATATGGGCGGCATGCTTTCAGGAAACCTTAGAGCATAATAAAAATATAGATATACCAGTGTTTACTTCGGGACAGTGGCATCTAATACATCACAGACAAGCCAGTAAGAATTATGGACTATTCTTTTCTATCTGGGACTGGTTATTTGGAACTTACGAACATGTGGACCAGCGAAAATAATTGGTACAAATGGAATTATGGTTCAGATCCCGTGTTTGGTAGACAAACAGGAAAATTACCATTTAACACCAGCTATACATGTGGGTTCACAGGTAAGATCAGTGGCTTCAAGGAAGAACTAGAAAAAGCGGCAGCGAGTACGCTGGATCATTATCCTGGATTAAAGCCCTGTGTGTTTTTCAGTGGTGGAGCAGACAGTGAACTTATACTTAGAGCATATTTAGATATAGGTGCTAACCCTGAAGTTTATATTGTTCGCTATGAAAAAGACTACAATATATATGACGTAAGCTATGCTATTACAGTGTGTAATATACTGGGTGTAAAATATAATCTAATTGACTTTGAATTAGAACGATTTTACCGCAATGATGCAGAACTAATTTCAGAGCAAGCACAAGTTGATAGACCAAGAATGCTTCCGCATATCAAGTTCACAGACTGTGCAGATGGATTAATAATCGTAGGGCACAGTGATGTTCGCTGGTATCGATCCAACGAAGATTATTCAGAACCGGGCATCTGGCTGGCGCAGGACTTTGAACACGATATAGGCTGTGACAAATACAATCTATTACATAATAGACCTGCAATTTATCAGTGGTGGAAATGGACGCCGGGTCTTGTGCTATCATATACTAGACTTAACTGGTTTCAAAATCTAATCAAAGATAGGTATAATGGTAAACTGGGTATTAATTCCACAAAGTTACAGGGATTTAAAGAAGTGTATCCAGATATGATTGCAAGAAAAAAAGCCACAGGCTTTGAATTTGTTGACCATATTGTCAACGAACTAGAAGATCATTTTAGTAAAAAATATAATGGTCTACCTTATAGAAACGAAATAAATCGAAGTTTAGATGAATTAACAAAGGAAATATACAGCAATGATTAAAATACAATTTACAGGCAGCTCACCACACATGTATCAAATTGACCGTAGCTTCAATCAGCCCAGTGTCACCGGAGCTGTTCAATGGAATGGTAACACTAAGTGCCTAGAAGTCAGCACCGGTACTGCATGGCATCGAATCGATAATACTGTTGAAATGTCTACTAGTGGACCCGACATATGGGCCATGCATACCTGGATAGAAGACCAAAAACGAGAGCAAGTCAAGATCAAGGAACTGCGCGGTAAATACCCAGCACTAGATGAAGCATATAAGCACATGGAATTGATCAAGGCTTTAGTGGAATCTGGACCGCAACATGAAGAAGATCAAGTACAAGCAGGACCATGATATTTAATAAGATTAAAAAATTAAAAGAAGACGGATTAAAGGTTGGTATAACCTTTAGTACCTTTGATTTATTTCATGCTGGCCATGTAGCTATGTTGGCTGAAGCAAAGAATCACTGTGATTACTTAATTGCCGCCATACAAACAGACCCAACTATAGATAGACCAGACAGTAAAAATCCTCCCATACAAAGCATAGTAGAGAGGCAGATACAGGTAAGCACTAATAGAAACGTTGACGAAGTTGTTATATATCAAACAGAAAAAGACTTAGAAGACCTATTGCTAATTCTTCCCATTGATGTTAGAATATTGGGAGTAGAGTATGCAGACAAGGAATTTACAGGTAAACAAATCTGCAAGGATCGAGGCATTGAAATAGTATATAATGGCAGAGATCATTCCTTTAGTAGTAGCAGTCTACGCAAACGTGTAGCAGAATCGGAAAGAAAAAAATGAAAACAAAAATAGCAGTTATTGGCATGGGGTTCGTCGGCGGAGCCATTCATAATTCACTGGTTGATAATGAAGATGTAGAATTGCTGGCCATAGACCCAGCCAAAGGATGGAATGCCAGTTATAAAGATATCAAGGATTTTGATGCCGTCTTTGTCTGTGTACCCAGCCCACAAAACAAAGACGGATCTGCTGATACCGGTATATTGGAAACTGTTTTGTATGTACTTGGTACCGTTCTTTTTACGGGAGTGATTATCAGCAAGGTAACTGCACCACCCAACATGTATCAACATTTGCAACAAATGTATCCAAATTTAATTCATGCGCCAGAATTCTTAACAGCCGCTAATGCTTTTGACGATTATCTGCATGGCACTTTTTCTATAATAGGTGGATCTACCACAGCTTATCGTAATGAAGCAGAGCGAGTCATCAAAATAAGCCAGCCTGGTATACACAGTGTTGTTCATTGTAGTATCGGAGAAGCCAGCTTGGCGAAATATACTATAAATTCATTTCTAGCAACAAAAGTAATTTTTATGAATGAAATGGAAAGAATTGCAAAAAGCAGTGGCATGAACTGGCAAAAAGTAGCCAGTGCTATTAGACAAGATAACAGAATTGGCCACAGTCATCTACAAGTACCGGGTCCAGACGGTGCTTATGGTTTTGGGGGCATGTGCTTTCCCAAAGATACAAGTGCACTATTAAAATATGCTGAACATTTAGGTGAAAATTTATCTGTTTTGGCCACTGCCGTAAACAAAAACGCAGAAATTCGCTTGACCGAACCTAAATAATAGTGTATACTTAATACATACGGCAACACCCTCTGCCTTAACATAGGAAAACAATGACAGTATTACATTATAGAGAAGAAGACGGTAGACCTCTTAGTCAGATAATCCGCAACAGGCTGCGCCAAGACAATAAACGATTTTGGGCAGGCGACAACATCAGCGAATACATCAGTGATGTTGAAAAGGATCAACTAATCAATGAAGCAACAACGGCGTTTGAAAGCGTATTAGATGCATTGCTGATCGATCGTGAAAACGATCCTAACAGTAAAGGTACTGCAAGACGACTTGCTAAGATGTACTACAATGAAATTATGGCAGGACGTTATGAACCAGCACCAGACGCAACAGCATTTCCCAACGACTCGCAGGACCGCTACGAAGGTATGTTGGTTGTTCGCAGTGAGCTTCGCAGTATGTGTAGCCATCATCACCAACCCGTTAGTGGCGTTGCTTATATTGGCATTATTGCCGCTGAGAAACTTATCGGACTCAGCAAGTACACCCGTATCGCCCAGTGGTGTGCAAGACGAGGTACTCTCCAGGAGGAACTTTGTAATGACATTGCTAGGGAAATACAAAAAGCCACCAACTCAGAAAATGTAGCCGTTTATATTCAAGCGGTACATGGATGCTGTGAGAATCGTGGCATTATGGCACATAGTAGCCTCACACAGACTACGGTGCTTACAGGTTTCTTTAAAAACGATCCTGGTGCAAAGAAAGAATTCTTTGACAATATTAAATTACAGCAAGAGTTTGCACCACGATGAAAGATCCAGTAATAGTATCCAAAGTAGATGAATTAAAATCACTGGTTGAACAAGTCAACACAGCTATGAAAGATCTACAAGACTTAAACGTTGATGTTAGGATTTCGTATGTTGAAAGAAACAAAGCAAAAGACATAACTCAGGGTATTAGTCTTTGGCGAGCAGAGGAACACAATGGCTACCTCTAAGCCAGGTTATGGTGCTGTACCTTCAGGCCACAGCGGGCAGATACTAACTACCAGTGGCATTAACGGTAGCAGTTGGATGGCTCCTCAGATGGCCCACAATGCTATTCAAATTGGTAATCCTGAACCTGCCATTACGTTTCATATGGATGGAAATATTACGACTCAGGCTGGGACTATCACCAGTGAAGATTGGATAACTGTTATTCAAACAATGAAGCAGTTAATCATGGATATGAGTAAAGATCAGGAACTAGTATCTAAATATCCATATATACAAGATGCGGCGCATAATTGGCTTATCAACGAACTTAAAGGAAAAGATAATGGCAACAAGAAAACCTAAATCAAACAGCATCACAACAGAGATGCCGGGCACTATTGGTGGTGCAAAAGTTGTACTACCCAAAGAAAAGAAGAAAACTAAACCACAAGATCAGAGCAGTGTGGTTAAAGGCAGTCACCTAACAGTGACTACTGATGCAGAAGGTCGCACTACATTGGTCTGGGACGACGAAGCGTTGTTGCGTGACGTTAGGCTTGCTATTCTAAGAGCAGAAAGCAACATTCCTGCCATAGCGGAAACTAAACCAAAGCGAGTTAAAAAAGTAAAATAAATGCCTGGAGTTAAAAACCAGCAGTTAATATTTCTTAACTTTTGGGAATACAAGCAATTAGAGTATTGGTTGGAAGACAATTTTCCAGATTGTCGCGTTCGACGTCTTTACGACACTTGGACTGCACCAGAAGAATCAGAATGGTATGCCATAGAAGGCAACATTACAGTTGACATGGAGTGTCTATTGAAGTTAAAATACGGAAGTAAACTAAAAAGCTCTAACGCAGGAATAAGATATGGACAAAATTAAAGTAAGTGAAATTTTTTACAGCGCACAGGGGGAGGGTCGCTTTATTGGTGTGCCCAGCGTGTTCTTTCGCACATTTGGTTGTAATTTCCGATGTCCTGGCTTTGGCTTGCCCCAAGGACAAAAGACTACGGAACCTGACGACATAGGTGTAAAAGTTCATTTATATAAATCCTTTATGGACTTGCCCTTAGCACAAACAGGCTGTGATAGTTATGCAAGCTGGCATCCTGCATTTAAACATTTAAGTCCTTACTATAGCATCGATGAAGCCATTGAAGAAATGCTAAAGCTAACTCCCAATCATGCTTGGAAACAAGACAACGGCAATGACGTACATCTTGTTATTACAGGTGGTGAGCCTTTATTGGGCTGGCAACAATTATACCCAGATTTGCTTAGTGAAAATAAGATGCGCGATCTTGAAAACTTAACCTTTGAGACAAACGGCACTCAGCACTTGCATGATGACTTTAAGCGTTTCTTAATGAATGACTATCATCTACGCAAAGATCAAATTACATTTAGTGTTAGTCCTAAACTAAGTGCCAGCGGAGAAGCCTGGAAGGATGCAATTTGTCCTGAAGTAGTTGTAGAATATCAGACTCGTGGCTTTACTTACTTGAAGTTTGTTGTTGATAAATTAAAAGACTTCGAAGAAGTGGATGCTGCCACAGCAGAATACAGAGAAGCAGGATTTAAAGGTCCGGTATTTGTTATGCCAGTAGGCGGCACAGACGCCGCTTACTTTGCTAACAGCAGACACATTGCAGATATCGCATTAGAACGAGGCTATAGATATAGTCCACGTTTACACGTAGATATTTGGAGTAATGGATGGGGCAAGTAAATATGAAAGCACAAACACCTGCACAAGGTATTAGCATAGAAAAAGACTGGGGCGATGCTCGAGCCTTCAACGTAGAATGTGATTGCTCGTCAGATGATCATGCTGTTAAGATGTGGATCGAAGTTCAACGTGATCGAGATATTCCAGATGTTGAAGTCAGCTTTTATGTCACGACATGGACTCGCAACTTCTGGGAAGATTGGCCTGCACGTATCCGAGCAGTGTATGATATCTTGGTTAAAGGTGTACACAAGCAAGAGCATCATATGTTGTTGAATAAGCAAAGTGCATTAAACTTTGCAGAAGCTATTAAAAATACAATTAAAGAATTAGAAGGAAAAAAATGAGTTATTTATTTACATCAGAGTCAGTTAGTGAAGGGCATCCAGATAAAGTCGCAGATGCAATCAGTGATGCAGTTTTAGATTTAGTTATGGCCAAAGAAGATAAATCTTTGCGATGCGCCTGCGAAACATTGGTCACAACTAATATGGTCACTGTTGCCGGTGAGTATAAAGGCGTTTTACACAAAGAAGAAGTTGATTCAACTATTCGCAAAGTAATCAAAGATATTGGCTACGAGCAACCTGGCTTTGATTGGCGTACAGTTAAAATCTACAACGAATTACATGCGCAAAGTGCTGATATTGCACTAGGTACTGATAACTTTGGTGCCGGAGATCAAGGTTTGATGTTTGGCTATGCCTGCAATGAAACTGATACATACATGCCCAGTGCAATTTACTGGAGCCATCGTATTGTAGAAGAATTAACCAAAGTACGTAAACACGGTTCAACAATATTAGGTCCTGATGCAAAAAGTCAAGTAACATTCGAATACAATGATGACGGTACTCCGCTTCGCATTGCTAAAGTTGTTTGTAGCACTCAACACAGTGAAAGTGCAGATATTGAATTTGTTAGAACATTTGTTGAAAGAATTATTCGAGAAGTATTACCGGTCAAATACGTAGATGAAAAAACAGAATTCTTTATTAACCCAACTGGTAGATTTGTCATTGGTGGTCCTGATGGTGACACCGGTCTTACTGGTCGTAAAATTATTGTTGATACTTATGGCGGTTATAGCCCACATGGTGGGGGCGCGTTCAGTGGTAAGGATCCTACTAAAGTGGATAGAAGTGCTGCCTACATGATGCGCTACATCGCCAAAAACATCGTAGCCAGTGGTAGAGCAAACTGGGCTACTTGTCAGATTAGTTATGCCATTGGATTAAAAGATCCCATGAGCTTCTATGTTGAATGTGAAGATCGGGCATTGGCTAGAGACTTAACCTTGCTTATACCTAAGGTCGTTGATTTAACACCCGGGGGTATTATCGAACGCTTTGACTTGTTCCGTCCTATCTATAGTGGCACAACAAACTACGGGCATTTTGGTAAACCAGACCTTCCCTGGGAAAAGATTGATTTGTTCTGATGTACATAGACGGAATATTTGAAATGTTTGATATAATTAAAAATTTATTTAATAAAAAAGAACCCAGTGGCAAAGAAGGAAAAGAACCCTGGGTCAACGTTGTTAATACTAACTTTGATGAAGGTAATCCCAACCAGGGTTTCATGGAACTGGAATGGAACGCCGCTTTTATTAAATTTCTCAGAGATCACGAATACACCGGTAAAACTGACGAGGAAGTTGTAGACAAATGGTTCACAGATTTGTGTAAAAACATAGGTGCTCAAATGGACGAAGATGCTAAATTCGTAGCCGACGCCGATATATTACCAAAACGGCGTAAAAAGGTTGACAAATAATCCCAAGTCCAGTATACTAGCTAATATGAGTAACTGGACTTTTTCTATTAAGTGGTTAGATGAAAAGCATGTCTTAATATCTTGGATCAAAGATGATAAGAAGCATGAAATCGCTGTACCAGTAACAGAATACGTCGAATTCATGGAGCTTGCACATACTTTTAACAGAGAATTCAGCGAGCGTATCAACGAACAAATTGTAAAACATTATCTAAATGGCTAAACATACATACATCTTAGTAGACACACTGAACATGTTCTTTCGAGCAAGACATGTAGTGCAGGGTGCTGACATTGAAACAAAAGTAGGCATGGCCATGCATATTATGTTTAACAGCATCAATAAAGTATGGCGAGACTTTAAGGGCACTCACGTGGTAGCCTGCTTCGAAGGCCGTAGCTGGCGCAAGGACTTCTATACTGGATACAAGGCAAATCGTGCAGTCGCCCGCGCCGCGTTAACTCCCAAAGAAGCCGCAGAAGACAAAGCATTTTTTGAAGGCTTTGATGCTATCAAAGACTTTATTATGACTAAGTCTAACTGTAGCTCACTACAACACGAACGCTGTGAAGCAGATGACTTCATTGCGCGTTGGATTCAAACACATCCCGAAGACGATCATATTATCGTCAGCAGTGACAGTGACTTTTATCAGTTACTTGCGCCAAATGTCAAACAATTTAATGGTATCACAAAACAACTTATCACACTGGAAGGCATCTTTGATGAAAAAGGTCGCCCCATTGTTGACAAAAAAACTAAAGAGCCAAAGAAAGTTGAAGACCCACGGTGGATACTTTTTGAAAAGTGCATGCGTGGAGATCCCACAGACAACGTCTTCAGTGCTTTTCCGGGAGTACGTGAAAAAGGCACAAAGAATAAGGTTGGTCTCCGTGAAGCCTTTGCTGACCGAGAAACCAAGGGCTATAATTGGAACAATATGATGCTTCAGCGCTGGGTTGACCACGACGGTGTCGAGCATAGAGTGCGTGACAAGTATGAGTTCAATAAGACTCTCATTGATTTGACACAGCAACCCGAAGACATTAAACTAGCATTAGATGAGACCATAAAAAGTTCTGTTAATAAAGATCCTGTCAAACAAGTGGGGCTACATTTTGTTAAATTTTGTGGCAAATGGGACCTTGTTAATGTAGCAGACAGAATGACTGAACACAGTGACTACTTAGGAGCAACATACAAATGATTTTAGCAAAAAGCGTTATTAAGAATAAATTTTGGATCTTAGAAGAAAATGCCAAACGTGTTGGTATGATGAACTTTAAAGATGACAACTATATAATCAATCTTAAAAAGAAAGAATTAGTCGCTCAAAATGAAACAGATCTTAAGAAAATGGGCATCGAGTTCATACTACGTGATTTCACACAGGGCGGGCATCTCGAAGTTATGGGTAATCCCACTGATCAAGAAGAAGTTTTTAACGTACAAGAAATCAAGGGCTACCCCTGCTTTACTAAAAAAGCGCACAGTAAAAGTATTCATGCCGCAGGTTGGTATGGACTTAAATTTAAAAATGGTTGGGTAACTGTATTGTGTCCACGTTTGAGTACGCTGGAAAATAACACTCATCTTGGCCCATATAAGACAAAAATGGATCTTAAAGTTATTTTACAACAACAAAAAGAAGGCGTTGTAATCATGGACGCCGACGATGTATAAACGCATCAAAGAGTTCGGTGAATTAGTCGCTCAAGCTAATAGAGTAGGCACTAGAGAAATCAAACTGGAACGCACGGTTGCAGTTGAATTACTCAGTGAAATTACAAAAATACTTGTAGATAGAGTAGAACAGCTAGATCAGCCCAGAGAAAAGCCCACGATAACAGCATTAACCGGCGGTTATTTTACAGGCAAAAGTTAAATTAAATATATGTTTAATCTGAATTCTGATAAATATATCAGGAGATTAAACATAGATGGCAAGACCTAAACCAACAATTTTACTAACATATACGGATCCAAGTACGTATAGAAGCGAGGAAATATTAGAAGCAGAAGCAATTTATGCTGTATTCTATAAGGGCAAGCCATTTAATCTTCGCACGTTTCTAAATAGTCTGCAGGACTATCCTGGTCCAAAGTATAAAAAAGTATCATTTAGCAACAGCGGTCATGCATTTAATTTAATGGAAAAACTAAACAAGCTATTTAAATGTCAAGATTTCACAGTTGTAGAGTTATCACAGGGCAAAGTAGTTCAGGAGCATGAACTCACTAAAAAATAAAATCAGCGAACAAGTACTTGAAACAATACGTGCTCATGTACAGCGACCTGTTGAGTTCTTTCAAATATATAAAAATTCCAAGGGCACTAGGTTTACCGGCGCTGGCTTAGAAGTAGCTAGAACTATATGGAAAACATATACCATAAAGCTACCTGAAAAATATATAATATTAAACAGGACATTGTTGATGCTAGACGATCGCATGACATGGCCATATTATCTTAGCAAACGCCAACTCATACTGTTCAATGAAATGGATGCTTTTGAATTTAGTTTATATTCCGGCGATATAAACTTATGGTCAGTTAAGTAAACCACTTCAAGATAAAGAATACCTGCTTTAAATATACGCATGACAAAAACAGAACTGGGTTATTATACAGTTAACAATATTAGCTTTGGTACCAACAAAGTAGCCGCAGTATTGGAAGCACAAAAAACAGGAGCAGAAGTAGCTTGGAATTTCCATGATAACGTATTCAACAACGTTGACTGGCAAACAGAACCAACACTTAGCCTGGATCAATTATACAAACTAAGAGCACAACAAATTAGAGAGCAGTATGATTATGTCATAGTATTTTGTAGCGGCGGGGCTGACAGCAACAATGTTATTAGAACATTTATGAACAATGACATTCATGTCGACGAAGTTGTTGCTATGATCCCAGAATCTGGACTTAATAACTGGGACTGGGACGAAAAAAATCCTAGCCCACTTAACTTGATGTCAGAAACAAAGTATGCACAATATCCTATCCTTCACGAAGTATCAGTGCGTAAACCAGAAACTAGGATAACAGTAATCGACATTTTCGATAGTATGATTACTACAAAATCAGACGAATGGATATTCGAGTCCGAAGGCGGCATGGTTGACATGCCTAGCTATAGATACGGAAAATTAGACACTGTTCCGCGTTTAGTTGACATGGCCGAACAGGGTGTTAAGATTGCCGCAGTCTGGGGTACTGATAAACCAATAGTTGCGTTCGCAGATGACAATAGAGTTGGATTGTTACTTGTTGATGTTCCCGTTTATCTGCCAAAGTATCCATTTAAGACGGTATACGATAATGTAGATCGTGTATTATTTTACTGGAGTGCGGACATGCCAGAATTATTGGTCAAGCAGGGTCATGTAGTCGCAAGAGAATTATTGAAACCAGAAAATACACACATATACAAAGCCTGCCTGGATCAAAGAACTATCGCACAGTCTCAACCCAGTGCACGATCATCGGATGATATTATAGCTAATTTAAAAATTAACGACGTGAACGCAATAAATCGGTATTCACCTGCAACGGTTTATCAACGAGGTATAACTCCTTTTATATACCCCAGCACACATAATGACAGCTTATTTCAGGTACATAAGTTCGATGCCGTACAAACGTTTTTACCTGCATATGCCAGTTGGGTACCTGCTATGCACAACAATTCCAGGGTCACACAGATGATAGAAAGCGATTTTAAGTTATTTTATTCGTCCATAGACCCACGATATTTAAATCCCACTAAGACTGGATTTAACGCCTGCTTTAAAAAATATCTATTAGGATATAAAAGCAATTTTATTAACCAATGAAAGAAAAAATGAAAAATACAATTAAGAAATTATTAATTTCTGCAAGTCTTATCGCTCCCTTGCTCAGTGTAAGTGCAGAGCCCGTTAAACTATTGGTACCAGTACCGCCCGGAGGTCTAGTTGATAATTTAGCAAGGCTGGCAGGAACAGAACTTGCTAAAAAGCTAAATGAACAAGTGGTTGTAGAGAATCGTCCCGGTGCCAGTGGTTCTATCGCTACATCGGCTGCTTCTGCGGCCACACCAGATGGCAAGACTTTAGTTATCGGCAATAACGGTACTATTAATATGTTTCCTATCTTAAATCCTGATTATACAGGACACTCTCTGAAAACATTAACTCCAGTGTGTTTATTGGGTGGCGGTCCACTAGTATTAACAGCCAGTGGTACGGTCCCTGCCAATAACCTAAAAGAATTAGTTCAATACTTTAAAGAAAATCCAGACAAGGCAAGTTGGGCAAGCCCGGGTGTTGGTACTGCTCCGCATTTACTTGGTGAACAATTTAAATCACAGTATGCGGTAAATTCCATGGTGCATGTATTATACAGAGGTATGGCTCCAGCATTAACTGACGTGATCAGCGGTCGTGTTTCACTGATGTTTGATATTTACGGACCACGCATGGAAGAACTATTCGTCACTGGTAAGCTAAAGCCAATTTTTGTAACCAGTGGTAAACCACTGGGCAATATCCCAGCCGCGCCTGACGCTTCCTTGCATAATACGGATTGGTTTGGTATCTTTGCGCCAGCGGCAACACCAGAGCCTGCGTTAACACGACTACGCAACGCTTGCGATAGTGCAGTCAATGACCCCAGTGTTAAAGAAAAATTAATTGCGCTAGGAACTCCTCCCTTAAACATTAAACCAAATGATGTTCAGAATTATGTTGTTGCAGAACGTCAACGTTGGTCCACTTTTGTTGATAAGCTAAACATCAAAGATAAAAAATAATCCAGTGTTTGATATACCGGGAAGATGCCATCTTGGTTTCTTCCCGTGACAAGATAAATATTATATACAAAGGATTGACCTGATGCATAACACTACCTCCAAACATTACAGACCCAGCTTAGACATTGAGTTCTGGTCTTCAAGAGTTCATGGCTCTCCAGAGCATGGACTTTATATGAAAACCAATTATATTGATACTAAAAAATTGCTAAAATCTGTTTTAACACTGTCAGAAGATGGTCTAGTGTTAACTACAGAAAATCAATGGTCCACAGAAAAAGATTTTTTAGAATTTGTCAACGATCCATTTATTGTTAAAAATTTAATAGATCCATCCAGCGAGTACAATGAAAAACACGGTATAATTTTAAAAGTAATAGATACTGTTAACGACACTGTGAGTATTCAAGGACCACGACCTTATCGCAATCTTGTAATACCCGACACTTGGAAGAATGTTGAAGAATTTGGTAATTGGTGGATACAAAATGGTATGCCATTGATGTTTCCCGAGGATGCCGAAGTATTTCTTTCTGATGACGCAACCGCAGTATGCTTATTCAGAAAGGGACGATTCCAAGTGGAACTGTATTTGATACACCCCAATCCCATAGTCCCCGTGCATGAGCATCCTGGTGTTGAAGTAATTAAAGTAAGACTGGGTGCAAAGACATACCCATTCCTCAGTGAAACTCTAAAAGATGGTAAATCACATGGCTCCGGAATACGAAATGAATCCGAAGAAAAAGGTTATCCCTTGTTAGCTATACAACATTGGATCGCTAGAGAACCTACTACAGTTGCCAGCATGTGGAGAGGTAATACCGTAGGCCCTAAACAAGAAGCTCTTATCAAAAGATTTACTCCAGACGCAGTTGTCAAAGACGGTTGGGCAAGTACTGGAGAACCTCTTTAAATATTACGTCTATTAGAACTCAATGAATCTGACTATATTACCGTCTTTTTTAAAGTTCTTTTAAA